ATTTATCGCCAACGTCGCGACTTAGCACTTCAAGGACCGGGTGGCTTCGCTGATATGAGCGTGGTCTGGGATTCATTGCCCGACCGTATGCGAGCGTGGTACGATGCTGGGGTCACGCCAAACGAGGGTGAGACACCAGACGTGCAATCGCCTGAGATTAGTGAGCCTGACGTGCACATTCATTTGCCAGCGATATCGGAGACCGCCCTACAACATTACCTGCTTAAGCAAGCTCCCGATCGCATCACCAGGGAATTCCAAGTGGGCTGTGACGTGTCTGCCTGTTATGACGATACCAAATTCCCCTCTGAACTAGTGCAGATGTTCCCTCGTCAAGCAGCCGGCGATGCGGCCTTCACGGTCGCGACCATCGAAAAGAGGCTTACTCGGAGCACTGCGGAGCGCAACGAGCGAAATCTTGTTCAACGTCAAGAGGTCGGGTATGCACTATGGCATGTCATGGCACGCGGTTTGGATCTCCCGCATGAAGTCCAAGAGTTTGACGCTCACCTATATGAGCGGTGTGTGCGTGATCAAATGCAGTCCCGACTTACGAAGACTCGCGCTACTTTAGCGCAGGCCGACGAGCGGGCTGACCCGTGGAACACCGCCATCAATCACGTAAGGAACTTCATCAAGACTCAAGATAAAGCCAAGTTAGAGGCATGGTATCTCGAGGAGGCTAAAGCCGGCCAGACTATTAGTGCAGTGCGAGAAGACGTACTGGCCAAATGGGGTCCCGCTTTCCGGTATGCGACTGCCGTCTTGATGCAGTGTGTCCGACCTGGCATTATCCTTAATAAGGGGTTAAGTCCGAGAGCTTTGAATGAAGTGGTGTCCGAACAATGGCGACCCAAAGGCTTGAGCACCATAAACGATTACTCAAACTTCGACGCCACTCAAGGTGGAGAGAGTGTTGTTCTGGAACTCGCCGTGTTGCAGTGGAGTGGGCTGCCTGACTACATTGTTCAAGGCTACGCGCACTGGAAAACGCATATAGTCACCAGTTTCATCGGCCTTAAACAAACAAGTCGGGACTCAGGTGAGCCGGGCACTTGGGATGGCAATACTTGGTACAATATCGCCAACTGCGCCTTGAAGTTCGGGTATCAAGCTTTGCGTCGTGGCACATGGTTGTTTTCTGGAGATGACATGGCATGCGACCAGCATCTTACCGATTGCGACACGTGGTATACCAAGTGGGCTAACAAAATCCATACTGTATCTAAGCTACAACACACCGCCAATCCGGATTTCTGCGGTTGGTTGCTGACGCCTCGAGGCATTATGAGGTCACCGCTCCTCGTCGTGCTGAAAATGTGGTACAAGCGTGCGCGATCTCCACTGAGTGTCGGCAATTGGGTAGACTCGTATGCCACTGAGATAGCGTTCACGTACCGCTTGGCACCATTGGCCAGCGAGTGGCTCACTGAGATAGACGTGTTGTGTCTGTCACATGCTCTGGACTACTTCCACCGGAAAACGCCTGTCCTTAGCATCATACTTTTCGGGCGCCGGCAGGATTGGCTCGCCGCTCTAAAAGCCAAGTTCGACAGAGTGACGGAGCACCGACAGTGGCCACGTCGTAAGTCCTTATTGCGTAGTTTAAGGGCTGCCATTGATCGTGCCAGCGGCTTTTCGGTGCGGGCACCTTACCTTAGCCCCATAACTTGTATGTCTCACCAATGGCCGCCGTCACTCAACAACAACAACAGCAAGCTCAAGTCGCCGTCACCAGCATTTCAAGCGCAAATAGCGGGTCATCCAGCAACTACCCGGTCCCCTATGCCAGCAACCAATTTCCATTCTTTATTGACGTTCCCATTCTCTGTGGTACGCAGCAAGAACCCATGGCGACGAATGCCGAAGCCAGTTTCACGGCAAACCTCACCGCAGGGCCTGGTTATGCAACTTGGTCCCAAGGGTACCCCTACGTTAAAATACGTGGTTTGTCATACCAGTGGGCTAATCTGGACACAGTTGCTGAGCGCACTTTGCGCATCCACATGGGTTGCACGCATAGCACTCGCCTTCCGGCCGCTCAAACAATTGCGGCGATTCAAGTATGCCTATCTAATCCTACTCCTGTCCTGTGCCAACCTGCCACAAAGTGCTCTCGCGTTGCCAATGCCGGGGCCAACGATGTCGCCTTGGTCTATCAGCGAGCAATCCCCCCCGCAGCTTCCGGAGAAATGGACTTCAGAGCGCTCGACTGCATCCCTTACGTCAAGCACCCCCTCGGATCTACCAATGTTCCTTCGTTTTTTGGAGTGGTACAGTTCTTGGGGACCTCTGCTGTGCCTGCTAGTGGCCAGCGCTGCCTTCTTACATTGGAAGTACTGCTCGAGCGCAGCATGTCCGACTTCTGACGGATCACAA